ATAAGAACATAAAGAAAAAAGTAAAGCATATGAAAAAACAAGATTTTATAAAAAAATTCCCGGATGTTAAAGTTCAGCAATTTGAAACATATAAAATTCTGAGTAAAAGAGATATAATGAAAATTGTAGAAGAAGCGATGTCGTCCTTGAACATGGGATTGATTGCCTATGAATCTTCTGGTAAGAAAATCAAATGCTATACTAGCGACAAAATGAAAGCTGCATTGGATAAACTGGTAAAAGGGGCAAAGGTTATAGATCCAAACACTCATGAAGAGGGTATAATAACCTCAGATAAACCATTCCTGATGTGTGGTGAGTTTTGTGTAGATGTTAATTTTCCAAGTAGTTCAGGAGCTTATAGCTGCGAATATCTTATCAATTAACGTTATGGAAAAAGTATCTTTTTTTTGTTTGAATAGAATTGCTAATCCGTTAAAGAAAAAAATTGAAACGAAATTTTCTGAAGAGATATTACGATTTGTAAGCATTGAAGATGTACCAAAGTATGATGGTATGGTAACGTTTACTGTAGAATATGCACTCCCTGAAGCTCTTATTTGGCTGGGAGAAGAAAAAATGTTTATTGATATAACAGAATAGATGAAAAGATATAGAATAAACGAGTCGTTTCGCTTCCATGAGGACTTTCATCGATTTTTCCCAGATATAAGTATGGAAGACATTAGAGATAGCCTTCTTACTGTCATAAATGGACATATAACTATTGATATAACTCAATTTGGACGACAGATAGAAAAGCTTTATCCTGAAGAGTGGAATAGAATGTCTATTACAGAAATAGTAATTAAACATTACGGTAAGGAAGCTGATGATTTTTTAAATGTGATAATATGATATACGGATATTTGAGAGTTTCGTCAGATGAACAAGATGTAAACTCGCAGCGGCAAGGTGTAGAACAGTTTGCTACTGATCATGGTTGGCGCATAGATAATTACATTACTGATGAAGGTGTAAGTGGTGGTAAAGATCCAGATAAACGTAACCTAGGCCCGCTGCTGAAACAGATCAAAAAAGGTGATGTGATAATATGTAGTGAAATAAGCCGTCTTGGACGTGACCTATACATGGTTATGGATATTCTTCATTTCTGTATGGAACAGGGATGTATCATCTATACTGTTAAGGATAAATTTGTTCTCGGTGACGATATTCAAAGCAAGGTGCTTGCTTTTGCGTTTGGCCTTTCTGCTGAAATCGAACGTCAGATGATACGACAACGAACGAAAGAAGGTTTAAGACTCCGGATGAAAATGGGTGTCCTTTGCGGCCGACCTATGGGATGTCTTTCTGAAAGTGTAAAACTGGATGCTGTAAAAGAGAAGGTAATTGAACAGTTCAGATGGGGTGTACCCATACGAAGGATAGCTGTAAATTTTGACGTTGACAGAAACACAATAGCTCGAACGCTTGGCCGGTGGGGAGTAGTCGAAACTAAAGAATGGATTAAAGGTGAACGCGAATATAGACGTGAGCAGAATAGACGTTATAAAGACGAGAACTACAAAGTTGTTAATATTGATCGTAATAAGTGTCGCGATTTAATATTTTCTGATCTTACTATACCTGAAATAGCTGAACACTTTCCAGAATATTCCTATGAGCAGATTTATGATACAATTCTGTGTGATATCGAATTTAATCCTCTATACAGGATACATGGTCAACTCAAACTTAAAAATAAAAAAAGGAGATAAAGACATATGAAAATAAGACAAGCAAATAAAATAGTCAAGAGAATTTTTAAGGTAACTGTATTAGGCCCAGTTTCACCATTCTCTCCTAATTGGTTCAAAGTTAATTATCAAAAAAAAGATTGTAAATGTTATTCTAAAAACCAGAGGCATGCTGCTATTCGTAAAGTTTGCCGATATGCGTCATCAAGTGATGCTGCGAGAAGACTGATAGACCTTGATAATAATTTGAAAAATGGAGGATTAATCTATGCCATGTAACTGTTTTGAAAACGCTCAGAAAAAAGTAAGAGAAATCACTGGTGATCCACATGCAATAATTCGCAGTGTGTTTACTGATATTAATGGTAAGTTATATCGACTTCCCTCAATAGAGGTTTTATATCATAAGAAAAAAAAGGATGGTTCTTTTTATAGAAATCAAAGCGAAATAGACTTGACATACCAATATTGCCCTTTTTGCGGGAAAAAAATTATAGAAGACGACTTGCCATCTAAAGAATGATAACCATGACAGATCCTACTAAAAATACAAATCCGGAAGTATCGGCCGAAATAGCCGGTATCGGTTATCTCTCTCCAAGAGGAGAGGAATTGAAGGAAGTGGCGCGGATGGAACTAGGTTTTGTCCGGGAACATATTCAAGGCTACACAGAGAATGAACGAATCTTTATTCTTGATGTCCTATCTAGGGACATATTAGGACATTTATTAGACAATGATATATAAAGACATTCCTACTGAATACGACCGTATTTCAGAATTAAACCGAATATTGCGTGCTAAACGCAGATTCTTCATAAAAAAGAAAAGATATGACAAAAAAAAGAGATAATATAAAACTTGATCAGTTACACCTGATTAAACGCAGACGGATGCAGAAGTATCATGCTAGAAAAATAATTCGGGCATTTGCTCCATATGCAGCTGAAGCTGGTTTATGGCTAAAAATTACCCGCTTATTTCTATGCAATGGTTTGCATGGTCGTGTCAGACTGGAGTTCTATTCAAAGAAATAGTCCTTTTGCAGGTAATTTCTAATTTTTTTCTTTGCAAAAAATAAACAGAATATGAGCCAATTTTTCACAAAAGACAATACAGACAGAATAAAAAAGGCTGCTGAGGGACATGTCCTGGAGGTCATAAGGGACTTCCAGGATATGGAAGAACAAAAAGGATATGACTATCGCGGTAAATGCCCTGTTTGCGGCAAACAAACCTTTAATTATAATTCAAAGAAAGAACTGTACGGTTGCTTCAATAAATGCAACGTGAGTGGTCATGATGCTATAACATACCTGATGAAGGTTCAGAATATGGCATTTAACGAGGCTCTTTCTTATTTGGCTGACCGTTTTCACGTTACGCTTCTGGATAATCCAGTTCCGGAGAAAAAAAAGGCTCAGGCTTTAAAAAAGAACTCGAAAGCATTAAAAGGAGTTGATTCTTCTTCTTATTGTGTTGCAATGCTTCAAGGATCAGGCCTGACATTTGAGGATGTTGCTGCACATATCTATGATTCTTCCACTAACCATACTGTTACTTTGACTCACACCTTCAGCAAGGGTACAGTCAATTCCAAAGGTGATATCGACACAAATGGTGATGATGTCATTATCAAGTATTATGATCTGGAAGGACTGCCAGTGAAATATGAACAGAAAGATGCCAAGGGCAAACCTACCGGTAAAATGCGTGAATATTTCCGCGTTCGTTGGCAATATCCGGAAGAGCATTTGGATAAAGAAGGCAAACCTTTCAAGTACCGTTCACCCTATGGTGGTGGTACTCCGATATACATTCCGGACAAAATCCGTCAACTTTATAAAAAAGGGGAACATTTGAAACGGCTCTTCATCCAGGAAGGAGAAAAGAAGGCCGAAAAAGCATGCAAGCACGGTATGTATTCCTTGGCTATTTCCGGAATCCAGAATATTGCTTGTGGAGGAAGACTTCCTGAAGACCTGATTCGGATCATCGAGAAATGTCATGTCGAGGAGGTCATTTTCATAATGGATTCGGATTGGAACGACCTCTCAACAAATATACGTATCAACGACCAGGTCGAAAAGCGTCCACGTAACTTCTATTATGCAGCTCGTAACTTTCGGGACTATATGGGTTCGCTCCGGAACAGGGAACTGTATGTGGAGATTTATGTAGGCCATGTTCAGAAAAACGAGCAGAATGAAAAGGGAATTGATGATCTGCTGGCTGGTTCCCTTCAGGGTAAGGAACAGGAACTGATGGCCGACTTTGACAAACTGATCAATGAAAAGAACCTGACGGGTAAATATCTTCAGTTGTTTCGCATATCTGCTTATACAGATCATAAGCTGTCTACCCTCTGGGGACTGGATTCAGTTAAGCATTTTGCCGAAATGCACAAGGATGTGCTTTCACGCCTTCCGGAGTTCCGATATGGCTCACACCGGTGGCGTATTAACGAGTCCGGTCAGCTTGAGTCTGCTCAGGCGATTGAATCTGACGAAATGTTTTGGGAGGCTGTTGAAAAATCACGCCGGAGCGGAGATACTTACACAGAGTATGAATTTCGTTATGTACCCAGTCGTAGGTTTCTTCAGAACCGTGGCTTTGGCAGGTTCCGGAGGCTGGATGGCTCTTTTCAGTTCATCCGGCTGGAGCAGCCGTTTGTCCGGGTAATTGAAGCTTCTGAAGCTCGAGATTTCCTTTTCGAATTTGCAGAAAATAATTGTAATGAAGCGGTGAATGAAATGCTGTCAAAGGGTGTTACACAGTATGTCGGTCCAGATAAATTATCCCTGCTGCACTTTATTTATCCGGATTTCCTTCATCCGGTTGGTACTGAACAGTTTTTCTATTTTCAAAAGAACTGCTGGCGAGTTACTGAGCATGAAGTTAAAGAATTGGGACATGAATCGATAAGTCATCATGTCTGGGCAGAACAGCGGCGAGATTTCCCGGCGAAATATCTTGGCAGACCGTTAATTACTTTTTCTGGGAACGGTGATACGCTGGACTATTCCATATCTCAAGATGGCAAGAACTGCCATTTTCTTCAATTTCTGATCAATACCAGTAACTTCACATGGCGTAAGAGAGAAGTGGAAATAGAACCGGAGGAGTTTCTCGAAAATCGTAAGCATTTGCTGTCTAAATTATGCGCAATAGGATATATGGCTATGGAGTATAAGGATGTTTCGGTGAATAGAGCTGTTATCGGCATGGACGGAAAGCAGTCTGAAGTAGGTGAATCAAATGGACGATCTGGTAAGTCACTTATTGGAGTCCTGATGAAACATATACTTCCTTCAGCTTACGTTAACGGGAAACGAAAAGATTTGCTGGAGGATCAGTTCGTATGGAATGATGTTGTGGAGAATACGAAGTTAGTATTCATTGATGATGTATTGATGAATTTCAATTTTGAACGCTTATTCCCGAATCTGACCGGTGACTGGACGGTGAACTATAAGGGTGGCCGTCGTATAACCTTCCCTTATGAAACTTCTCCAAAGATATATATTGCGACAAACCATGCTATTCGCGGTGAAGGAGCTTCATTTACCGACCGTCAATGGTTGTTGGGCTTTAGTGATTTTTACAATGACGCGCATAAGCCGATAGATGACTTTGGATGTAACTTCTTTACTGAATGGGACTTCGAACAATGGAACTTATGTTGGAACCTCGTGGCGAATTGTGTGCAATTATACCTTCAATACGGAGTCGTACAAGCACCTCAAGAGCGTTTGATTGAGCGCAGGCTTCGTCAGGAGATCACTGAAGTATTCATTTCCTGGGCAGATGAATACTTTAGTGACGAATCTCATATAAACGCCCGACTGGTTCGTAGGTCACTATATGATGAATACTGCAACTACGATCCGAATATGCGTAAGTATACCAATTCTCCGACTGAGTTTAAAAAAAGATTGCTTAAATATTGCCAGTTTCGTGGTTATATATTCAATCCTCAGAAATTAGATCCGGTGACTGGTAAACCGTGTAAGTTTGATCCTCGTAACGGTAATCCTATCCTGGATGATAAGGCTGGTGGTGTAGAATACTTCACCATTGGGACACCTGATTATTATTCATCTCCGGAATATGCGCAGCAAAAGGCGGCTAACAATAGTGATAGCAGATTATCATTTTAATTGAATACGTATGCTGAATGATTTATCTCGATATAGGCTTAATGCCGATTCTGATTTAGACGAATATCGTAAGGATCTGCATAAGTTTGTACACTTCCAGGGCGAAGTGTACAACTTGTTGGATGGTTTAGCCATAGGCGATACTATTAATGTATGTGACGTTGTTGTTCCAGACAGTCTGGATGTCTTTATCAAGGTAGTATGCAAGTATATACTATTGCATCAACAGGATGATGAATTGAAGTCTAGGATTGAATTTTCTGATGATTATCGTAAGATATACCGTAGACCAGGGTTTGTTAAGCCTAATCACCTTGATAAACACTTCTATTCAAGAAGGTAACACGCCCCCATTTTAATACATTGTAAAGATACGGTTTTTTTTAGTTAATATGCAAATAATTAGCTATTTATATGAGTAAGAAAAACAATAAAATTATGGCCTGTGTCAGCTTGGATAATGCTATCCGGTTGAATATGGTCTGTGAGTTGGCCGTTAGGTGCAGACTTGCGGTTATTCGAAGTGATGCTAAGAAAATAATGCAACATTCTATATACGATGTCAACCTTTCAGAAGCATATTATGTGCTGGTAGACGACTTCAATTTCCGTGATAGTCTATCGACAACACAACGGCTATATGAAATGGCTGCTCGAGGTATTGCTGTTATTGTGGGCGTTCGTAAGATCCCACGTGATTTTGAGTTCTTATGCGATATCTATTACCCTGAGAGCCTTTTGTAAACACCAGTCGAAGCATTTGTCGAAAACCATAGTCGAAGCATTTTTTCAGGCGTACAGTACGCACTTAATGTGCACTGTACGCCTGTTCTGTTATTCATCCAGGCTTTTCCCCTCTCACCCTTTTTTTAGAGATATTAAGAATTGGTGTGCAACTGTGCGAGAAAAGCGATTCCGGCTATATAATAATATTCTTTTTTTTATTTTTTTTAAGAGTGTAAAACTACCCTTTAAATATTTAGAAAAATAATAGTACAATCGTGCGAAATGAATTTTTATACATTTAATTTATTGAAATTCAGAATGTTCTATCCGCACTGTTTTTGCACGATTCTGCACTTTTTGTACTTTTTGCGGAAAAACGCACAAAAGTACCAGCGCACTCAATTTTGTACGTATTTTATACGAAAATAGTACGCTTATAATGTGCTGATAATTAATTATATAGATAAATTACTCCTAAGAAAAGTACTCAAGCACGATTTTTATACCTATTCTTATGAAGGGGGGTGTTATTACTTTATTGTTATGCGAGATAATTAACGCATTATTCTTTATCTTTGCAAAAAGCATCTTTATATATGGAAAGACCATTTGTTACAATAGATTTAGCTCCACACTTACAGGACTTTTTGTTTCACGAACTACGGCAGAATCGCAAATCAGGGGAACTTATGGCTGATGGCACACACGATATCGGTCGTATGATACAGTCTATGGTTACTGTAACAGATCGGCCGAGAAAGCAGGAGATAGGTGAAAATCCGCTACGTATTACCCTACCGGTACAAGAGTGGAATCATGCTATATTCAGCGAAAATTTCGTTTATATTCCAGAATGGAAACAGAAACAGTTACGATTATTCATAGAAGCTGAGTTCCGGCTTCGCATTAAGGAATACTTTTTCGTGGGATATGCTAAAGGTTTTCGCCAGGATAAGATTATACAGGCTTTCCTTCATAGTTACAATATCAAGAGAAATGCCATAAATTATGAAACCGTGAAAAAGTATGATTACCGAAATCGCCGTCGAATTACTGCTGAAATAGCTAAGGAACTTCAGTTAAGCCTTTTCCCTTAACTTTATTTCACGAATTAATTCTTAATTGATTTTGTAGCGAATCCTGCAAAACACCTTAAAATTATAAGCAATTATGCAAAACAAAGAAAGTAAACGCGCGTCTATCTGCCAAGTCTATTTTATGACAATCGCAGAATCTACTGTTACTAATATACCTGGTCTGCCTCAGATTAAGGTTATAGGTGATTGGGCGAAAATAGACTATTCAACGGTAGAATTTGCCGAAGATAAATCTTCAGATGGCAATTCTTTTGAGGTTAATCTTTCTATTACCTTTTCTGACTCTTCACTGGAGAAAATGCGGGAGTTGATCGCCTGGCTTGGGATATATATTCTTGTGCGATTAGATTATACCGATGGTACATCCAGAGTAGTCGGTACGGATCAGTTCCCGGTTGTATTATCCTTGTCCGGACAAGGTTCTCCACGTTCTTTGATTTTCTCATATAAGAACCAGCAGCCTGAATTAAGTAAAATATTGTAGTCCTTTTATGCGCATCATTGCTACTATAATTTTGTAACGTTAATTATAATAGTAATATGCACTTATCACATCTATATTCAGCAATTATGCGTGCCCAATGGGCGATTGACTTGCGTGATGTGGAGTCATCGCACCAGATATTGGAGCAAATCATATCCGGTTCCTTCGATAAGTCCTCTGAAGGCACGTTGGCAGACCGTAAACCAATCGAAGGGGAACTCGTCAATAAAAATATGAAGAAGACATCTTCATTTTCCGGTGATCTTCCAGCTGATACCATTGCGATTGTTCCCGTTCATGGTACAATGATGAAGTACGGTACTTATTGTGCGTATGGGACAACCGAGATAGCTAACTTGATCTACGAGGCTGCTGCCAATCCTAATATATCCGGTATTGTTCTTGACATGGATTCAGGAGGTGGTTGCGTTGATGCTATAGCACCTCTAACGTCAGCTATTGATTATGCACGTAAGTATAATAAGTCCGTAATAGCTCATTGTGATTTATGTGCATCTGCCAATTATTATGTCGCTATATATTGTGACGAAATAATCGCTTCGAACAGAATATCTTCAGAATTCGGTTCTATTGGTGTTATGATGTCATTTCCAGATTATGCTAAGTACTATGAGATGGAAGGCATTAAAGTTCATACTATCTATTCTGATTTGTCGAACTACAAAAATGCACCTTTGGAAGCAGCTAAACAAGGTAAATATGAGTTGATTAAGCGCGAGGAACTGAACCCGTTGGCACAACGGTTCCAGGATGAAGTGGCTTCTAAGAGAGGTGAAAAGTTGGATAAGTCTGTAGAAGGTATTCTCTCTGGACGTATGTTCTACGCTGAAGATGCGTTAAAATACGGACTTATTGATTCTATTGGTGATAAACAGTATGCAATTAACAGGGCCCGTGAACTTAGCAGGGATCATGCGGTTTCGGCCTATTTACAAACAAAAAACATAAAATAAAATGCGAAACAGAAATCTATTACTAACAGTAACCGCTGTCATGTCATTTCTTGGCATATCAGCCTTTGCCAAGGATGCTGACGGGCGTTCCGTCCTTTCTTCAGGTGATCAGCAGAAGCTTACCGAAAAATGGGGAGAGAAGTTTACAGAAGCCTTCGTTAAAGATCTGGCGGAATTGGAAAAAGAAGGGGTATCGGCCGAGGAATCAGTTAAGGGTGTAGCTTCGGAATTCGAGGCTCAGGCGAAGAAGGATGCCGATACAATCACCCAGTTACGTGAGGAGATTAAACAATTGAAGGCTGAAAATGACAAGTTGGCTAAACTTCCTGGTGAAGGAGGGGAAGCTGTTATCGATCAAGCAGGTGGTAAAATGAAAAAAGAGTTTAAGCCTGATATGAGTCTGATTCATAACAAGGCGTATATAGCAGCAGCTACTGGTGATGCGTGGACTGGTGACACAACAGTCGATACGACAGAATTGAAACAGGAATTCGGTAAGTACGTATCTTCTGACAAATTATCTATCTTCCAGAAACTTGTCGGACAAATCTCTTGTACTGCTTACATGTCTACTATCATCACGGATAAGTTCGAAGTTCGTGCTTCTCAGTCTGCTATCGATTCTGTATTGCAGACATTCACTCCACGATTCACACCCAAGGGTAAATCTAAGTTTACTCCTATGACAATCAAGCAATTCCCGATGAAGATTAACGTAGAAATTTATCCTTCAGACATCATTAACGATGTATTGGGTTATCTCTACGATGAATCATTGGAACCAAAGGATATGCCGATTGTTCGTTATATCGTTGAGCAGCTTATCAAACCTAAATTGGATGAAGACCGTGAGATGGCACTTTGTAAGGGACGTTACAAGGAACCAACTTCATCTGACAGTACTTTTACTCCGAATAAAGCTGAAGAAACCTGTGACGGATTCCTTACTCAGTTGTGTGATTTGAAGAAAAATTCAGATACTGACGTTACATGGTTGCTTGACGGAACAGCTGCACTGGGTGAAGGTGAACAACTGCTGAAGCAGATTGATCAGGCAGTTGACGCGGTAAGCCCGCTGTATAAAAATAAGACCATGTTCATCCATGCAGATCCGGATCTTATCACAAAATATGGTCGTGCGTATCGTGATAAGTACCCGACTACTAAGAACGAAGATGGTGAAAAGGTTAAAGTTGATTTTTCTCGCTTTACTTTCGCACCGATAGAAGGTATGCGTGGTACCGGGGCGTTCTTTATTACACCGAAAGAGAATTTTAGACACGTTATGTCGCGTAACCCTCAGAATGTTAATCTGCGTATGACATCTGATGATTATGTTGCTAAGGTGTTGGGTGAATGGAGAGAAGGTACAGGATTCTGGATCAAGGAGGCTATATTCGCATACCTTCCAACTGATTTGGTTGAAGAACTTGCTCCAGCTGATCTGGGAGTTTAATTTATAGGAGGTTATATTATGCCTGATACTTTAGTTTCTGTAAAGAGAAGTAGCTCTTCGGCTGGTCGTCCGAAGGGCAAAAAACATTATGTGGTACTCTTCCGATGGGAAGACGTTAAAACTTTCACGAAGGACGAAGATGGTATAGTCGTTTCTGCCTTGAAATTTGTGGAAGGGAAAAAACCTATAGCAATATATGGTACTTCGAGTACGATTAAAGCATGGGACACGCTGACAGGATCAGCAGATGCTAAAGGCTATCTGCATCATGTAGCATGGGAATCTCCTGGGGACAGTAAGGAGATGGCAATTTGCCGCAATATTATTGTTAATGAAGATTTGGGTGCTGTAGTCATTAACTGTTCTGGAGATGACGCTAAAATAGCTGGTACACCTTGTACCCCGCTTGTCTTTAGCTCAGACGAAGGTCAGGATGATAAGGAAGCTTGCAAGAATGTTATTGAACTTGCTTCTGAAATCCCGACAACCCCATTAGGACGTATTCCGCTGAACTTAATCCCTCAGACAGGTGATCCGGACATTGACGGCTACTTAGGTTTAACAGCGGCAGCTGCCGCCTCATTAGAAGATGGAGTATGACAAAAAAAACAGATAAACAAGAACAGGCTGCTCTAGTTGAGCAGCCTGAAAATGAAAATATGGGTGCTTTGGATATTGCATCCGAAAATAGCTCTGATAGTACAGATACCACATCACAAGTTCCATCACCTTCAGTTGAAATATCAACTAAAGGTGATGCCGAGAATGTGATTACTGAGGATGCAAATCCTTATTATTCCGTCGTGATTTCCTTTTTTAAAGCGAAACACCGGGAAGAAGAGGTTTTGAAGGTTATTGATTCTTGTACTAAATACCTGCATGAAGATATTCGCTTTGTGACAATTGGTGACCAGATAGATTATACAAAGGATATGCCTATAGAGCATATTGAATACAAAGATGCTGAAGGTAGCCAGTTGGATATTCTTGAAGTATTGAAGCTGGCCGTAATATCTGAGTCTGTTACAGATAAATTCATCCTGATTGAACCTGGTTCATATCTGATAGATTATGTTAACTTGTGTCATATAGGGTTGTTTAAACATTTTGGTATTCTCAATCCCAATCGTTACACCGGTGATGAAGCGGTTATGATGAAAAATACTGCTGCTTTGCTACGTGATAAACTACAGCTTGCAGCGTATGATTACAATACGCATTGCCCGGTTTTATTGGAGAAAGAAAAGCTGACAGACATTCTTGAAAATTGTCCGGATATCCTTTCTGGTAAGTATCACTTTCTCACCGTTTATGGGTGTGCGTATGCAGTACATCCAATTCGCTTGGACTACCATACGGACGGCTGGATTCTTCCGGTTGTTTCACAGAAGCCTGATCCCAAAACGGTTAAGCGCTTTATCTCAGATAAATGTTTTCTCTACCTGAAACATTTTCAGGAAAATGTAAATATTTTGAATCCGTTCCTGGATATTGAGTAACATGAAACAAACAATTCTCACCTGGTTACGTGCAGGTGCGAACGCCGAAGAGGGTGTGCAGCTTCTGACTGAGGCGGGCGCACCCTCTTTAACTTTACGACTGGTAAAGACAAATCCGGTGGCAAATCGCCGTCTGATGATTGACTGGTTGTGTAAGAAGTATGGCATTGATGAAGACTATACCTATGTTGCTACGGCACAGGTTGTGCTGTTTTCTGAGCGGAAACCTCTTTCATTCCGTGATGAATTTCCATTCCTGAATGATCCGAAATGCCCGCCTGAACTCGAGGCACTGGCGTCACGTAAATTTGCCAGATATCACAATTATGTAAACTTGCATAAAAAATTACGTGATTGTACCTCTACCGAACAGTGTGCTAAAGTATCTCGTGAACTGATTAACTCATATCTCGAGAACCGGATGATATGGGAGGAACTGAATTACTACCAGCAGCATGGTTCTATCCTTGGGAAGCATCCGATTTTCGCAGCATTCCACCGTCGTAAGGAACTGTTGACCTTGAATGTCAAGCAGCTGATGATCCGCCAGAAGAGGTTGAAAAACAATATATGGCGCGTACAGGATGAGCTTGCTAAACGTGATAAACCACACCTCGAGCTGGAGCGGTTAGCAAGATTACAAGCCTACCAGTCAGAACTGGCTGAAATAAATCGGTTACTAGGTGATGAATAAGTATTTCAATTTGGACGAATTGTTTGCAGAGGTCAGGCAGTCACGACTGTACTCTCAGAGGTTTGAAAACATTCTTTGCTTCAAACTCAATAACCTTCGGGAATTGTGCGGCCGCCTTCCGGATAATAATGAAGCCTTTTTCATTGAAACCCGGAAAAGTTTTACCGCCTTCACTTTTATCGTTTACTTGATTCGCCATGCAGGATATGTTCGACACATCTATGTAGCCACTTATTCCACCAATGAGCGAATAATCAATGCCTTGTTAAGATATAAGGATAAAGGCTTGATTGGCTCCGTACATCTTCATGTGTCCGAAACACTCAAGTTCCGTATGCCGCTGATCTTTGCAAGACTAAAGCAGCTGCATAACGAGGGTATCATTACGTTAACCTATGGCTGGACACACAAGAAGGTTACATGCCTGGACACGGATTCTGGATGCTATGTGGTGGAAGGTTCCGGAAACTACGGCGAAAATGCCCTCGAGGAACAGTATGTTTTTTTAAAATCCAAAAAAGTATATGAATTCAGAATCGGTAATAAAATGGACAGATAGCAATCGTCCGGAATGGTTTGCCCGAATACCTATTGATGAATATGAGAAGTTAGCTGGTATAGGTTACACACCCCAACAGATAGCTATGTATTATAACATAGAAGTTAACGAATTTATGTTTTACTTCAGCCTGCTGAAATCTCCTCTGAAGTATCATTATGATCGGGGCCAGCTTCTTCAAACAGCTAAGGAAGGTATTTCCATGGCAGATGCAGCAGCTACTGGTGAGAATGTGACACAGGCTCAGAGGTTGGACAAAATGCGCCGTTCCATCGAGTTTAAGAATAATGTTTCCAAGGTTTTTTTTGATGATTTAGATGTTTGAAAAATCTTATTACGAGCAGCTCCAGGACTACATAGAATCCGGTTGCAAATATCAGTTATCCGAAGAAGAACAGGATTATTACAATGCTCTCTTCGCTGTAGTTGGAATAACTCGAAAGTATGGGAAGGACCGTGCTATCTCTATGCTTATGCACGAGCCATTTAACTGTTCACGCCCTCGTGCCAGGGAAATGTACTACGAAGCTGTGAATCTGTTTTATCTCGATGATACGATTGAGCCGGCTGCACACCGCAATATGATATTTGACAACCTGATGAAAGCTGCACAGACCGTGCTCTTATCAGGTTCAGGTGCTAAGGATATGGAGATATACGGTAACTTGCTTATCCAGGCTTGGAAAGTTAAACAATTGGATAAACCCGATAAGGTGAAACGTCAGGAAATCAAGGAAAAAGATATCAAGGTTTATACACTTGATTCAAACTTGATTGGCGTTCCTTCCATTGACCGTAAGGATCTGGCAAATCAAATTGATAAGATACCTGATTTACCAGAGAAAGAACGTACTCGCCTGAAGAGGGATGCTATGGCCGTAGATATTAATTTTGAAGAGATTATCGATGACACGCAAGAAAAAACTGAAAATTACCGAGGATAGCGTGGAAACACGCTATGCAAACTGGACGGCCCAGATGCTGGCTATCATGATGCCCTGGTCACTGTACTGGGTAGCCGGTCGTGCTTCTGCCAAAACTGTTCAGGTATTGGCGGAAAGAGTACAGGAAGCAGCACAGGATTGTCCGGGCGCTCCCTTTGCGTGGGTGGCTGATACCTACTCCGATCTGCACAAGAATGTGATTCCATCGTTAATTGACGGATTGCAGTTGCTGGGGTGGGAACTGGGTACGCATTACGTGATCAATGAAGCACCTCCTGAAGAATGGAGATTGCGCATGTATAATGTATGCACTGATTGGCGTAATACCATGGTTTTCTTCACGGGATTTAATTTTACGTTTATCTCTCTGGATCGTCTGGCTATTGGTGCTGGACGTTCTTACGTGGGGGTATTCGGTGACGAGGTTAAGTACTTTCCCGAAGAGAAGTTCACCAACTTGCTGAAGGCAGTACGTGGGTTCTATGTCAAGTACGGACAGTCGGTATGGTATCGGTCCAGAACACTGACAACCGATATGCCGAATCCGAACCATCTGGGCGAATACGACTGGATTCTGAAACTGTCGGCTCAGAACAACAAGGAACAGATTATGCTGATGCTTCGGGCCGGACTTGTATATAACGACTGTAAGAAGACTTATGTTGCCCACTTGCAGGAGTACCGCGAACTGGTAGAACAACAAAGAACAGACCGCAATCTTCAGGAAAAGGTAGATAAGGCAGCCAAAGCTGTTGAACTGGCTAAGAGGAATATGAAGAGGTGGGAGGAAAGATGGATCAAGACTCGCCGCCGTGTGTCGTTCTTCTTTATTTCATCCAGCTATGTTAATGCCGATATCCTCGGGCTAGACTGGTTCTCTGATGAACTGGCGGAAGGGCTAGAAGGTTTAACCTGCAATATCCTTTCAATCATTCCTAAGATAGAAGCTAACTTACTGTTTTATCCTAATCTGTCTATCCGACACTTTTACGCCGACGGTTACTTGAATAAGATAATTGAAGTTAAGCCGTTGGGCTGGATGGAAGACTGTTCTGCTCTTCGCTACCACAACCATAATCTGCCACTCGAGGCGGGTATGGATGCCGGTAATATGCTTTCCCTTGTGATAGGACAACAGCATGGGCGTGAGTACCGCGTACTGAAGGAATTCTATACGTTGCCTCCTGATACTGTACGTGAGTTGGGGGTACAGTTTGTCCGGTACTTTGCGCCCAGACGTACTAAGGTCCTGAAGCTGTATTATGACCGTGCTATGAATAATTACAAGGGCGTGAAAGCGGATATGGCGACACAGATCAAAAATGCTATAGAGTATGATGCTGAAGGGAAAAGCACAGGTTGGAGGGTACAGTTAATGTCTGTAGGACAAGGTAATATCGGCTCTAATCTGGAGTATCGCTTTATGTCAGACCTGTTGAGTGGTAATCTGGCTGGTAAACTGTTCACGCTATTAATAGACCAGTATAATTGTCCTAACCTGAAGGCTGAGATGGAAGTCTGCAAGACCAAGCTGGTAGATGATGGTGGTAGCCAGATAGTGGTCAAGTTAAAGACTGGTGATAAGTTGCCTCGTGAGCGTTTGCCAAAAGAATCTACCAACCTGACAGATGCGCTCAAGTATCTGTTAATGCGTAAAGAGTTCTTACGGATCTGGCAATCTAAGGTGACATCTTATGCCCCTTAATATATATTGACCGTTCGTTAAGGAATGGTTGGATGCACTGCCGTACTACGGTGGTGCATTTTTTTTGTGCCGTATTGCTGGGGGTGGGATTCCGCTTGCGTCACATTTCCCGAGCCGAAAATTAGTTGCAATCGCAACCGCTAGGAGGCGCGCGTCGGGCATCTGTACGACAAAAAACCTAGGTTTTTTCATTCCTATACGGTTTGAAACTTCATTTTCAAGCCGTTTGTTCTGCTTGGCTGATTTTTTAGTGAAAAACTTAGCCCGAAATTTAGCGATGTCGCCCCGTTTTTGCCATGGGAATGCCCGACAACGCTCCCGAGCTTATAAGGTAGGGACCTTTTTTATGCCTCGGAAGCGTTGTCGGGCATAGTTTGGTAGAAAGACACTCTTTAGTCTTTCTGGCTGGCGATGGCGTTCACGCAGCGGTCCACCCACCCCGTTGCTCTCCCTACCAGTGGTATAGCTAAAGCTATGTATTGTTTGACTGCTCTTCTTTATCTGCTCTTCGCCTTTAAATCGGTATCACTGGCGCCGCGGTTTATGCCTTTTGTACCTGCAAAGGTAAATGTTCCGCTTCGTATGCCAAGTTCAGGCGATGTTCCCGAAAAAATCTCCACCCTCACAGAGCTCAGGTAGTATTCAGGGCTATGCTTTTCGTGAAAACTTGTCTTTATACGTTTCGGAACACCTTTGCTGGCAGGTGTAAAAGGCGAAAACAAACCGTAGCGACAGCGAACGGAATAAAAAAAAGCTCAGAGCAGGAAGAGCAGAAAAAAAGGCTCAACTCCCGAGCTCGGCACCAGAATAAATTTTAAGACCATGAAAACCTTTACCGAATCCATGCTAAACCAGTGCAGAAAGTACATGTTCAATTTCTTTGACTATCTGCCGACAAAGTACAAAGCCAGTTCAAGAGATTGGCAGGTGAGAAACTTTGTATGGGCTTTCAAGGATGGGAAATGTGCCGTTTCAGCTGCACAGTTGGTAGCAAAGAAAATCCGTGAGCAGTTCGGAGAAGAAACATGTAACATCGTGTTTGCATGCATCCCAGCCAGTAGCCAGCAAAAAAATGAAATCCGCTACAAGCAGTTTTCAGAGGAAGTTGCAAGGTTATCAGGTGCAGTCAGTGCTTACGACCATATCACGGTAGAAGGTGAACGGCTGGCAATTCATGAGAGCAAATCAGGTAAGCATGTCAATAATGTACAGGTAGTCAATTTCGACAAGGAATTTTTTAAGGGAAAGAAAGTTCTAGTTTTTGACGATGTAATTACTCGAGGTTATTCTTACGCTCGTTTTGCTTGTCATCTTGAAACGCTGGGAGCTTCGGTTTTGGGAGGTATGTTTTTAGCAAGAACTTTATTTGTATAACAATTTAATAACCAACATTATGAAAGATTTATTCGAAATTTGTGGTGAGTGCAGACATTTGTCAGACAATGAAGTAGTTTATCAGTTGACAAACAACAGAGAAACCAGTAAAAGAGTTAATGAAATGTTATTGCGTGGCGATAATGTTTCAATAGAAGATGTTTGTCAGCTTTTGACACCGGCACGCAGGGACATGGCTCTCGCCGTGATTGAACTTTACAAACGTATCATAGACCGTAGGAGCAGCAGGGTAATTATCCGGCATAGTGAGGACATTTATAACCTGATGAAACCTTATATGGAAGATTTGGAAGTGGAGGAGTGTTGGGCTATTTACTTGAACCAGTCTAACCGTGTTGTAAGAAAACAACGTATCTCTATAGGAGGCATAACCAGTACGCAGGTGGATATAAGAGTCATTTTGCGTGAAGCTTTGAAATGTAACGCCACGGCAATGATACTCTGCCACAATCACCCGTCAGGAAATTGCCGACCCAGTAATGACGACAACCGCCTGACTGAATGTTTAAAAAATGCAGGAAATACAATGAATATAAAGCTCTTGGACCATATCGTTTATGGTGATAAGGAATACTTTAGTTATGAGGACGAGGGACGCTTGTAGGGGCTGTAAATGGCTGTGGCAGCGTTTGGGAGGTGGGTAGCGTAGCAGCCGCCCGCCGCCCGATTTGCCTTCGCACTATGTTTGTCGGCAAATCGGGCGGCGGGGAATAAGGTTTTGTTGGTTTACGCCTGAAATCGGCGATTGTTATACGCAATATGCGAAGCTCTGGTCTTTACTTTTCTTGTTAAATGATATTAATTTGAGTATCATTTATAACTATTTTCTTTGTGGGTGATACTCAAATGAGTATCTTTGTAGTGTTGATCAAGCGAACATTGAAATGAAGTACAACGAATTGGAACGGCTGATTAAAAAAGCCGGGTGCTTTGACACTGGAGAACAACAGAACGGACACCCAGTCTGGGAAAGTCCGAAAACCGGAAAACGATTCCGAATGAGTAATCATGGTAAACAGGAAGTCGCAACCGGTACATTAAAAGCAATTATGAAAGCGGCAGGACTGAAATAAGTCCTGCCATAAAAAAATACAAAATTATGAGAAAAGTATCTGCTATTATTGAAATGGCTTCTGACGGTAACTATAGCATCTATATGGATGCGGATGATATGGACTATCTGGTTACCGCTACAGGCGCAACGTCTAAAGAAGCTATTGAAGATTTCAAAAAGGGGTATGAGGATATTAAATCATCATACGAACGTGATGGAAAGCCTTTTGAAGAAGTCGAATTCGAGTTTAAATATGATATGGCTTCTTTCCTCTCTTATTATACACAGGCTTTTTCTCTTGCCGGATTATCACGAATCACAGGAATTAATAAGAGTCAGTTAAGCCATTATGCGACGGGACATCGTAAGCCGTCGCGCACTACTATAAATAAAATACAAAAATCTGTACATGAGTTTGCAAATGAATTAAGTCAAGTACATTTCGCTTGATTAACACTTATCGAAATATCTTGACTGATGGGCGGAACTTTTCAAAAGTTCCGCTTTTTTTATTCAAAAATTATTATCTTTGTAATGCCCGAACATTTAACCAGACATGGTTGTTATAACCATAAAATATGAACTCCTTATCAAGATAAATCCGTAGTCAACCGGATTAAGGTGCAGGTTACACCTTTGGGCTATCTTGGTGAGGAGTTCGCCATTTATTACTATGATTCCAGATTATGATGGTATTCCAGACTTACCGAATCCGGAACCTATTGGTCCGGAGCCAGGTACAACTTCTCCAGATTTTGAATTCTTCAGCGAGTAGTTGAAATCAGAAATATAACAGAAGAAGCAATAATACCTGCTATAATTAAGGCAAAGGAAAAAGAAAATAATATAGTTCTTCTTCTGTTATACTTTTTTTGCTTGTTAATAGCATCTTCTAATACAGTTAATTCTTTAGCTAAAATGGCTTTATATTGAATATCATCTTTGACTCCTTTTAAGTTGGGAGCTATTTGATTGGGGATGAATTCGCTTGGCTTTCTGCCTAAAGGTATGTATAAGCGTGGATATACTACTATCATCATGCAGATGACAGCTAAAAAGGTTCCTATAGCAAGCGCAAGTAAAGATTGTATTATAGGATTCTCTATATTCCAGTGGATATATATGTAACTAATTAAAGCTGTCACTATTCCTAAGTAGATAGATAGTAACTTGTATCCTCTCTCTGTCGTATTTTTTTCTTGTTCGCGGTGGTCGCTTAATCTTTTTTGGGCTGAATCATGATAAAATTTAATAATGTCCAAAGATAATATGTTAACAGTTTCTTTCTCTAATATAAATTCATTCATTTTGTGATTGTATTGGTTTTCACAAAGATATGAATTTCATTATCAATCACAAAACCGGATACGCTAAAGGTTTATTTACAAATAAACATTTTCGTTACGAAAGTTTTAATATCTTTGATGCGTATATTAGTAATTGTTTTTTATATGAAAAGATTTTTATTTCTATTTTTTGCGCTAATATCCTTTTGGAGTTGTGAGGATAAAGGGGCGACTTTGACAAGGGCAGGAATTGCTTCTGAAGATTTTGTAAAGGCTCGGTTAAAATATCCAGCTGAAGCTGAGTTTGAAGGAGACATCAGGGGTGAGTCAGTTTCTGATTCAACTTTTCTTGTTTATCAGAAATTCAATGCAAAAAATGCATTTGGTGTTAAATCATCTTATGTGTATAAGGTTAAGATGGTTTATTTAGGTGGTGATTGGACTGATAGAAATAATTGGACATATAGTAATATGATCATAGAAGATATTGCTACAGGGGAAAAATCAGCATTCCTTTCTCCTGAAGATAAATAACTCTTTTATATTTTGCGCACTTGAAATTTTTACCTATATTTGTAGTGCCAAATACCAAACATGTGATTCATGTACGCAGAGCGCGGTTAATGCTCATGATATTAATGGGCTTTTTTTATGCCCAAAGACATATTAAGATATTTGTAGAGGTCGTTTTTATTGACTAACGGCTATACGGCTGTCTTTCCTGAAAAACTTTTGTTGCTCTGCGAGCGAAAACTGTTTGGTGTTTGGCGACACGGGAAATGGCAGCCGTTTTTCTGTCTATAATGCCAAACACTAAACAGTATGAAAAATCAAATTGCATTGCCTGTTAGTCAGGCAAAAGAAGGCCGTATCTCGTTATGGCTGAATCGTAAAAATGTATTGTTCTCTTCTATCATGGAAGAGAGAGTTTCTAACCGTCAGGCTGTGTTTATTTTCCAGGCACAAGTTTCCTTCTGTATTCTTAGCTTTTCGTTTTTCATCCACTGGCTGGCTGCTGTTGCCTGCTTGAACTGGTTTGTTTATTCTCTTTTGCTTTGCCGGAAAGGAGGTTTGCGATGAAACCTTATATCGTCCCGGATCAGGCTGTCGATGTGTTGCAGAACTGGATAGAACAGGATGCAGCAGCTTGTGCCGTAAGAGAACTTGATAAAGTGATTGCTTTCCTCATGAAACTGCATGAAGAAGATGCAGACGAAGTGCTGGCTCACTTACGTGCAATTTATTTCCTTAAAGGTGAGCTTACCAAATTTATTCCTGAGAAAGGAGGCAAACAATGAAACTTGTATATCAGATTGACACGGAGGGAAGCCTTAACTATGTACTCGCTTTGGTTTATGAGATCCGCGCTGAGATGGGTATCTCACCTGAATCAATTACTGTTACTGACGGTAGATCGATAACCTTTGATCTGTCTGATTGGAAAAGGCTTAATAATGGTGATATCTCTGAAGAGGAATACATAACAAGACACCTTGTATCTCAATAAATTGTTGTATCTTTGTTCAGGCTTAGAATTCGATTTTTTTTTGCAAAATTTTTTTTAGCCTCGCTTCGGCGGGGCTTTTTTTATGTCCTTTTCTCAGGTGTTTTCTGAAGCTATTTTTGCACAAAACAAATTATAACTATGAACAGTCAGGCTTCAGATGATATTAAGCTTCTCTTTATTGAAGAAGAATTGTCACAATTCGGTGAAGAATTATGTGATGCGTTGTCCGATGCCCTTACCAAACAGAAACTGATTGAGTCCGGTTCTCTTCTTGATTCATTGAATTATTCGTCATTTAAGGAAGGGAAGAATCCGGGGCAACGTATGTCTTTTTATTCGTATGGCCGTTGTGTTGATATGGCCGGCTACAAGAGGAATAAGATACAGGTTGACACTAATCGTGAGGTTTGGGGTATTCACTCGAACACCAATAAAAAGAATCGATGGTATGCTCGCAATATGTATGGTGGGCTGAACAGACTGATAAGCCGCGTCATGTATGGATTGTCTGACTATGAGATTGAACGTTTAAAGGGAATTTTAGAAAATCGAATAAAAAATGAATAAGAAAATTGGTAATATCAATTTCGTTGAAACAGCGGTTGGCACTTATGCTATCCGTATGGACTCTTTCCGTGACTCTCTGACACACCTGTTTGGATCAGCAGTAGCTGACTGGGATTGCAGCCCGACAACTGTTGCTGGAGTTCGCATAGTGCCTTGGGGGGCAGATAACAATCTTCCTTCTTCTATTCGTAACCTGCTCGAGAAAAACAATCTTGCACCAGGTATTCTTGCCCGTAAAACCGGATTGTTATACGGTCAGGGACCTATGTTGTACCGTATAGGTATCGAGAACAACGAACGTGTACAGGAATGGACTACAGATCCGGAAGTACAGGCGTGGCTGGATAGCTGGGACTATCGCCGGTTTATCCGTGAATCATTTACCGAATATAACCACCTGAACGGAGTTTTTGTCAAGTATGTTTCCGCAAGATCCGTCAGGGTGGGACGACCGTGGATTCACAGCCTTGAATGTTTGCCTTCGAAAGATTGTCGCTTGTGCTGGCCAGATAACGATGAACGTTATCTCAATGCTGTTACACATATCCTGAATGGTGATTTTGATTTCTATGGTAGCCAGAAGTATATACGATATCCGGTTTTTGACAGACATCAGCCGACAAAACAGGAGATTGCAGTGAAGTATCACTGTTTACGCTCGTTCGGACGAAACATGTACGCGATATCCTCTTTTTTTGGCTCTATGCCCTGGATGCAGGATGCTAACTCTTTACCGGAGATTATCGAATATCTGAATAGGAATATGATTGCGGCTGCCTATGTCGTACATGTACCCGATGAGTATTGGACGAAGAAGTCAGAGCGGTACAAGGCTAAGCATCTCGATGCTACAGATGAACAGATATATCAGCACATGGAATTGGTAAAAGATCAGTTGGCACGTGAGCTGGCTGATGTCATGGCAGGTAAGAACAATGTCGGCAAGTTTTTTATGACTACAGACTATGTTGATCCTGTCGATGGCAAGACACACCAGTTCACGATTGAGCCTATTGAGATGAATATTGATAAGTACATCGATGCGCTTACCAAAATTTCACGTATTGCCGACTCGAGTACAACCAGTGGATTAGGTCTTAACCCTTCACTGGCTAACATCATAATCGACGGAAAGGGTGATTCAGGATCTCAGATGCTGTATGCGCTGAAACTCTTTTACGGAGCCGATACACAGATTCCTGAAGATGTTTGTCTGGAAGCCATTAACGATGCGATTCATATCAACTTCCCGGACAAGCAGGACTTATTTCTGGGAATCTATCGAAAAGTGATTAATAAGGAAGATAATGTAACGGCTTCTGATAGAGCCACAAATCAGGTATAATATGAAGAAAAACTTAGAATTTCCGGAATGTTGGGAAGAGGTTCAGCCTGCCGAATTTGCCTACCTGCTAAAATTGCGTATGCTGCTGATCCTTTCACCAAAAGCTATATCTCTGACAGATGTCAAGAGGTTATGGTGTAGATATGTGCTAAGACATCGTGGCTTAAAGTCAAAGAAAAAAGATTATTACCTGTTGGTTAATAATCTGTCTGAAACCTTGGATTGGCAATGGAAGGTTGACGATGAGAATAAGTCTATTGCCCTGACCTTTGACTCAACGGTGAACCTGATTCCTTCATGGTCTGATTTTTGGGGCCCGGCTTCACACGGCGCGGATCTGACTTTTGGCGAATTCCGCTATGCCGTAATTATGATGAACGAATATACTCGGACACAAGACGTAGCTTACCTGTATTCACTATGTGCTATTTTGTACAGACGAAAAAAAGGAGGAAAACGTGTTCCATTTGTTTCGTCTGATTTAGCAAAAATGACGAAAGATATTGCGGGTATGCCGGATTACCTGAAGTGGGGGGTATATTGTTGGTTCGCTTCGTTCTGTTCTTTTTTATTCCATGGTACATTCATTCTTGATGGTTGCGAAGTCTGTTTTGAGCCTGTTTTTTCCGCTACCAATAACGGGAACACGCCTGAACAGTCACTTGGTATGAACTCGATACTATTCTCTATGGCCGAATCAGGAGTCTTTGGTAGCATTGAAGAAGTGGATAATACACAGCTCCTACGAGTTCTATTAAAATTATTGGATGATAAACAGAAGGCTGATAGCCTTATTCAAGCAACAAAGAAACATGATATTCAATCTTAACAACCAGGGCGCAGCTGAATTGCGCCACATGACCGGTAACTATTATGTCGGAAATGATTTTTCGGTAGTCGAAATGGATATTATCGATGCTACCGATGAACTGATTCAGGTGATTGGTCGTGCCGTTTACGACAAGGCTGAAATAAGTTATAAGGAGGGGAAAAATGATGACCGTCTTGTACAGTTGGTACAGCGCCCTATTGCGCTGTTAGCTACACTTCATTTTTTTCAACGTAGCGATGTCAGCCACGAAGATAGCGGCCGAAAGATTAAGGTAGCTTCAGACGGAACCGACAAAATACCTTGGGAATGGCAGCTTGATCGTGATGATGCTGTGCACTTACAGGCGTATTACAGCGCTGTTGAGAGATTAATACGCTGGCTTAACGAGTCAGCGGATAAGGACTGGCTGAATACGGATGCTTGTCGGAGTGCAGCAAGCCTTTTGATCCGGTCAGGACGTGAATTCGATTCATACTTCCCGATTGCCCAGTCAGAGCGAATGTATATTCTGTTACTCCCATTTTTAAGAGAAATTCAGATTGCTACAGTAGCTCCTGCATACGGTAACAGTTTTCCGGAATTGCTTCAGTCCGAAACATCTGATGTTCGGTATGCAGCTTCTAAAGCTTTGGCCTTGTATACCATGTCGGTTGCTCTTCGCAGGTTGCCCCTCCAGCTTATACCTTATGCAGTTATCAGGGGATTTAATTCGGCAAATGGTATGGCAGACTCTCAACCGGCATCATTAGAGGATGCACAACGAATGTCTGCTATTCTCGAGGCTGATGCTGCTGATTGGCTGGAACGGATGAAACAGTTACGTGACGGTTCCTCAGAGGATGAAGTTCAATTGTTGCCGAACAATTCAAAAACAAATAAATTCTTTCGCACATGAATGTTATGCAAAGACCGGGCACTGTCGAGCTGGCTGCCGATATGCCCGAATACATCATTGATACAGACTCTACCATTACTTTTGAAGTACAGTTTTCCGGAAGTAAAATCTTGTCTGAAGAATATGTTCCGGACGCTGCCTATCAGGTACGCATACGTAAATTAGGGCGTTTCTGTGCAAAAGCCTTGTGGGGTATATGGCCTGAAGGTAATACCACCTATCAGCAACACCTGTCAGGTACATTTAGTTTTTTGATTAACGGAGAGAAGGATGCGGACACCTATGTGCTGTTTTCTCGGTTTACAACGAAAAAAAAGGCTGAATCTCCGGGAGTATTATCTGTCATCAGCGAGAAGGTTACTCGCCCGGGCGTGCCTGAATATGCCAGTTTCTTCCTCTCTTCCGGACAAGCAGTTAATGTAACGGTTACTGATATGTCTGGTTTGGTTACTGCTGAAACCTTGTACACGCATGTTGGCGAAAATATGGTATGCTCTCTTGATGTTTCTTACGACCGGATTAAGAAACTTTTTCCTGATACAGATTTTAATCATTATACGGTAGAAGACTTGATGTTTCATGTAGACCGTACAGCCTATGCTGAACGTTTCATCTTCCGTTTCCTGAACATGTTCGATGTTCCGGAAATTGTGTGTGCTGTCGGTTCGATGGTTCTGAAGGGGGCTGATGAAAGCGAAACTGGATTCATGTGGGGAGTAGAACGTAAATTTGTCGTGAATCCTTCTGATGAGTTCACAGTCAATTCCGGAGTGATATTCCGACAGTCTGATTACAGGTTGTGGCGTGACTTCTTGGGTGCGCAGCAGGCACAGATTTTAATAGATGGCTCCTGGTATGATATTATCATAACCAACCAGAGCTATGAACGTGATTTCCGGAAGAATATTCTCAAGGCCGTTGAATTCTCTTTCTGTTTCGCCGATCCTGATAATAATAGAATACTATGATAGATATTAAGAGCTTCCGTGAGTATATCAGTGAACTGGTGTACACTACTAATCAAGAATTGGAACACAAGATTGACAATATAATACTCGCTGTGAATGAATCGCATATGGTGAAAAAAATTCAGAGCAAATCGGGTATATCATTATGTGTGAGCTATCCTGATGCTCAGGCAATAGGTGAGTATGATAATGCAAGCGATTCACAGCAGGTTTTCCTCTTCGTTTGTCAGCGAGTCGCTCCTGGTCAACTTAACGATAACGAAGAGATTTTACTGTATAGCAACCTACAGAATATTATGCTGACATTGCGTGATGCTATCCGGCAATCTCATGACGAATGTGTTGATATAATACCTGAAGAGTCTTATAAGATTGAATGGGAATATCAGATATTCGGTGGGGTAAACGGACTTTCAATGGGACTTAAATTTAAGAATTATGACTAATCTGTACATTAATGGTGTTGCTGTTGTCCTGCCTTCCGGATTCTCTATATCCGTAAAGCAAGAAAACGCTTTTTTCACTAAAAACGGTGAATATACTTATGACATTGAGTTATCTCTTCAAGATCCTGTTAATGCCAGATTATATGGATTCCTTAACCGTCTGAATACAACCGAACGCCCCGAAACGAAACGGAAAGCTGTTCTGGTAGCTGATAATCGCGTATATCTTAACGGGACGGAAATCATTACTGGCTGGACAGATACAACTGTCAACATCCAGTTGGTTTCCGGAAACTCCGAATTGAATTACTTTGTCGGGTCCGATGAACTGATATCGACATTGGATATGCCCGTGACTGATCCTGTTGTTAATGGTTCGGTTTCGACTGATTATGTGAGTAAATCTTATCCGGAAGTTGACTATAATCTGATGATGACTTATGATAGCTTTAATCAGACGGATAAAAATATCTGGATTTTTAACATAGAACCTCAGGAAGGACGTCCATTTGCCGGACATATAACTCCCAAAGATGATATACAGCCTTATGATTATATCCCGCAACCTTATCTGTGTGCGTATATGCGTGAACTGCTGAAGGCATTAGGTTATGAGCTCGAGTATAATGCGATAGAAGATACACCGTGGAAATCCATGTACCTGGTACATGTTATTAATACTTATAAATGGAACGAGATGTTGCCAGGATGGACGGCTAAGGAGTTTCTCGAAAATGTAGAGAAATTATTTAATGGTACATTCCTGATCGATTTTAAAACCAGGAAAGTATCATTTTTACTCAATGTATCTTATTTGGCTAAGGTGCATCATGTACACTTGCAGAATGTCGTAGACAGTTACACAGTAGAGAGTGAGGATGAAGAAGAAGGTGATGCCATTAACTCTACTGTTCGATACAAGTTGCCGGAAACTGATTATTATAAGTTACGTTGCTTGCCGGACATTGTTAAGGAAAAGGCTAAAAGTAAAGTTGTTGAAGGGAATCTTTCTGAGTTTTTCTTGCACGAAGAGAATTATGTTACAGATACTATCTTTAATTATCAGGAAGTAAACCGGAAGGTTATCTATCTCTCTGGATCTGGAATTTGGACGGTCATTGAAATGGTTGATGAATTTGCTGCATTGGTGCGTGAGGAGTCTAAGTCGGAATTTGAGATTGAGCTTATTCCGGCAGAACTTGTTCAGAGGCAATTTTACCTGAAGAATGTTGATCCGGAAGAATCTTATTTTTCCGATTATTATATCCCTACAGCTTCTGCATCTGATAATCCCAGTGAAGAAGTTGAATTAGGTTCCATTCATGATATGGTAGCTAATCTTCAGGACAATGACGAAAGTAAGTCTAATATATACCTGGCTTTTTATACCGGATTGAATCCTGTGCAGATTGGTTATCTCGAGCCGAATTCTTATCCTTTAGCATTTACAGACAAGTTATTACCTTCAAAGAGTTGGCCGATTGACTTGCCCGCTGGAGGACCTACATTTAATCTGGCTGATATGGAAAGCTATTTCTATAGCAACTCCTACAAGATAGACCGGGAAAATCCGGTTAAAATTACCTGCTATGATGAAAATGTATATCCGGCAAGTTCAGTCTTTGAATTTTTTAACCGCCGTTTTCTGGCTAAGGAAATTGAATATACGATAGGCCCGAACGGACGTTCAGGTCCATGGACTGGTATCTTCTATCCAGCCGTGATACCTGATACCGAAGTCGAACAGAGATGGATTCTGGCCGATGGAAAGTGGAGAGATGGCGGTGTATGGCTGGATGATGGGAGATGGCTGGATAATTAATCATTAACACACACAAACACAAATATGAGTCTGAAAATTGATAGGGTGCAGCTGGAAATTGTTATCCAGCAGGATCAGGCACGGCAGAAGATGATTGAGCTCGAGGATAAGATGCGTTCGGCTAACCGCGAGCTGAAGAATGTGAAGAAGCAATTTGGAGAAAATTCGGCTGAGTATGCGAAACAGGTTGAAATCCTGAAGAAATTGCAGCAGGAGTATGATAATCTTTATGATGAGATTGGACTTACCAATCTCTCTTTGCGCGACCTGGGTAAACGCCAGAAGGATCTGAACGCAATACTTAGGCAGTTGAATCCGAACACGGAACTTTACAAACAATATTCCGAGCAGCTGAAGGAAGTTAATAACCGGATCAAGGAGCTGAGAGGAACGGCTAACGAAACGCGCTTCAGCTTGGCTAAATTGGCTGATGGTTTTAATCGATATGGAACGATTGCTGCCAGTATCATTGCAGGTCTGACTGGCGTTACACTCACCATGCGTAGCTGTGTGAATGAATACGCTGAAATGGAAGAAGCTCAGTCGCAAGTCGTCAAGTACACAGGATTGGCTAAGCAGGAAGTAGAAGAGCTTAACGAGGAATTCAAACGGATGGATACCCGTACAGCACGTACACGCCTAAATGAATTGGCTGGTGATGCCGGAAAATTGGGCATTACTACCAAGGATAGTGTGCTGGAGTTCGTCGAAGCAGCCGATATGATCAATGTCGCGTTGGGTGAGGATTTAGGCAAGGACGCTATCACTCAGATCGGCAAGTTAGCTGATATGTTTGGCGACGGCGACCGGTCGCTGAAAGAAAACATGTTGGCTGTAGGCTCGGCTGTTAACTCAGTTGCTCAAAATTCATCAGCTGCTGAACCTTATCTGGTTGAATTCACTGCACGTATGGGTGGTGTCGGCAAACAGGCTAACTTGGCGATTACGGATATCATGGGATTCGCATCAGCACTCGATCAGAATATGTTGCGCTCAGAAATGGCTTCTACAGCCCTTTCCGGTTTGATCCTAAAACTTTATCAGGAGCCGGCTAAATATGCGAAATTGGCTGGTTTGCAAGTCGAAGAATTTACACAACTGATGAGTAAGGATGCTAATGAGGCTGTACTTACCTTCCTCGAGGCGCTGAACCGTTTGGGCGGTATGGATAAATTGGCTCCTGTACTCGACCAGATGAGTCTTTCCGGAGCTGAAGCTGCAAGTGTTATCTCTGCATTAGCCGGTAATGTCGACAAAGTTCGTAAGGAACAGCAGGGAGCTAACCAGGCTTTCGTAGAAGGTACTTCTATTTATAACGAATTTTCCGTCCAGAACTCTACAGTGCAGGCCGAACTTGACAAGGCAAAAAAGAGTTTTTCTGATATCCGTGTAGAACTTGGAGAACAGTTGCTCCCAGTCATGAAGTACATGGTAACAACAGGATCACTCACTGTTAAAGGATTGAGTGCTGTCGTTTCTATTTTGATTGAAAACAAGAGAGTTATTGTTACTGCTACAGCAGCTGTTAGTGCCTACATTATTGTCGTTAAATCAGCTACATTGGCAACGAAAGCGTATGAAGTTGCAACCAAGGCTGCTACATGGGCAACCAACTTGTTTAGCAAGGCGACTAAAGCCAGCCCATGGGGACTGGTTATTTCTGGAGCAACAGCAGCTGCTACTTACTTCGCCTTTTTCCGTGATGAAACTGATAAGGCTACGGAGTCACAGAAAAATCTCAATGAGGCTCTGAACAAAAATGCTGAAGATATGGCTGCCTTACAGTCTGTACAAGATAGAGCTAAAAATTTAGATTCGCTGAATCAAAGGCAGCTTACCCAGCTGAAAGCTGATGCACAGGCTGAAGTCCAGGCTATTGAAGACAAACTTACTGCTGAAACGATTGCTTATCGCAAGTATTATGCTGAACAGAAAAAAATCATTGAAGATAGAACAGATATTGATCAGGCACAAAAATTAGCTTTATTGCGAGTCCTAGACAATAATACAGCCGAAAAAGCAGCTGAATTAGATAATTTGCTGAAGCAGAAAAATCAGTTAATAGAAATTATCAATAAGATACCTGAGAAAAAAAATATTTTTACGACTCCGGCTCTTGGTGATACTGACGATAAAGTTGATAAGGCTAAAAAGGAATATGAAACGCAATTAAAGGACTTGCGCACACAGCATGCTCTGGGACTGATTGAAGAAGAGAAGTACCAGGAACAACTGTATGCTTTAGAAGTTAAGTTCCTGGCTAAAAAAAGGGAATTGTATGCAGAAGCCAAGAGAGATGCATCCCTAATCGATCAGCAGATTCTGTCTGCAATGACAGTGGAAGCTAATCGTCAATATGCTAATAAACTGGCAAATCAGACTCCGACCAAACAGGAAGATGCTTCTTTTAATATTATTGAAGAAGAAACTCCGGAAGAAGATAATTATTTTATCGACAAGTACAAACAGAGTCTGGATGGGCAACTGGCTTTGCTGGAAGCCTTTCACGATGCTGGTATTATCTCTGAAATGGAGTATCAGGACCGCCTGACTGAAATCACGAAGCAAAAGGAAGAAGAACGTGCTCAGATCAGAGTGGCTGCATTAGATACATTTAATAAGTTGGCTGGCTCAGTATCACAACATATGTCTGCGATGCAAGACTATGAGATATCTAGGGTTGAAAGTCGGTATGATGCTCAGATCAAAGCTGCTCAGAAAGCTGGTAAAGATACTACTGAACTGGAAGAGCAAAAGGAAGAAGCAGTATGGGAAATTAAAAAGAAATATGCTGATAAACAATTTGCATTAAATGTATTAGATATCTTGGCTAATACAGCTGCGGCTATTATGGTTGCTTGGAAGGCTGGTCCATTTATAGGCCCGGTTCTAGGTGCAGCAGCAGCTATTCAAGGTGCTGCTCAATTAGTCGTTGCTCAGCAACAAAGAGAACAGGCTAAGGGATTATATTCCGGCGGATATTCTGATGATTACGTTCAGGGTTACACGGCTAAAGGAGATTCTCGAGATGTAGCCGGTGTTATCCCGGTACATAAGAATGAATTTGTTGCAAATCATGAAGGTGTGGCCAATCCTCATGTTAAGCAGTTCCTTGATGTCTTTGATATCGCTCAGAAAAATGGTACTATCGGTATGATTAATACTACTCAGATCTTACAACAGGTGCGTATGAGAAATGGTAAGTACAATGGTGGATATACCACTGACAGCGCTACCCAGGTTGAAAGTATCTCCGGAGCATCCTCTTATGACATTAAGGTACTCATACAGCTGATACTTTCTGAATTGCGTATCTCGAATAAGCATCTTAGTAATATTGCTACGAAGGAAATGACAGTGAGTGTCCGGACAATACGTGATGGTATTAAGAGGCTGGAAATGCTCGAGAAAAATGCTAGCCGGTAATGTCCTTTTTTTTATAGTGCATTACGGGTACTTTTGTCACACAAACACAAAATAATATATGCAAAACAAAAAGTTAACAATACAGCTTGCCATGGCTGCTTTCCTTACCGTTAGTGGCATGGCAATGCTGATAATGGGATTATGGACTCCTCCAGTAGGCGAGATACACAGCTCGGTGCTGATTGCTTATGGCGAGGTAAGCACTTTTGCCGGAAGCCTGTTCGGCATTGATTATACATATCGGTACAAACTGAAAAAAACATTTAATAATGGACAAAACAACGCTTAAAAAAATTATGCCGTTCGCTACGGATGAGAACATAGACAAGTTCTTACCGCACTTGAACGATACGATGGCGACCTTTGAAATTGATACGCCAATGCGTCAGGCTCATTTTCTGGCACAAATCGCACATGAAAGTGGATCTCTTCGCTATGTCCGCGAAATCGCTTCCGGAAAAGCCTATGAAGGACGTAAGGATCTGGGTAACCTTATGCCTGGTGACGGACCTAAATTTAAAGGGCGTGGACTTATACAGCTGACTGGTAGGATTAATTATTCAGCATTTAATGATTTTACAAAAAAGGAATATAATTTGCTGGAGCATCCGGAACGAGTCGAGCAACCAGACTTAGCGGCACTTGTAGCCGGATGGTTCTGGAACCGTAATAAGTTGAATGAACTGGCCGATCAGGATCAGCTGCTGAAAATTACCAAAAAAATTAACGGCGGATTCAATGGACTCGAAGATCGTACTGAGCATTTGGTAAGAGCTAAATCTGTCTTATTAAGGGGAAAATGAAAAAATTAGATTCAAGTGATATTCTTCTTTTGTTGTGTATTGGGTTTTTATTGGTTGTTCTGTTAGGTTTGACACTCCAGTCGTGCCGGTCGGTACGACTGGATAAGTCAAATCAGACAACATCTCGAACTGATGAAAGCCATAAAAATATGCAAATTGACGATCATGTGTCGTTATCTGAATTGGCTCAATCTTGGATAGACGATAAACGTATCATTATACGCGACTATACAGTTGTGATTGATTCTTCAGGTAATACGATCCCGGTGCTTGAAAAAGAAACCGAAATCTCGCACAATAAGACTTATCAGCGTGACAGTTCCTCGGTTAATTTTAATAACAATACGACGATTGATGATCATTCTAGTAGTAATATAACCGAAGAGAATGAGATGAAATCGGTTGATAAGGAACCGCTATTCAGTTTCTCTAATTATTCACTTATAATATCGTTTGCTTTACTGGTGTTCTTGATATATTATTCTTACAGAAGGTTTTCTAGTTAGTTTTTCTTTTTTCTTCATACACTGCTTGCCTGTGAAGGTAGGCAGTTTTTTTATGTCCTTTTTTCAGCTTTCTGATGAAACTATTTTTGCGTTATGAAAATATATGAGGCAATTAAAGAGATGCATGAGCTGACCAGGGCTGGCAAGACTTTCTCCTTCAGCTTTATGTCGTATTCCTATGATAAGGATAAATCGCATGGTCCGGTAACGGTACTGCATGCACAGCTGCTCCCTTCTAATCGGAAGGAACGTAACAGATTCTCTGATTATATGCTTCGATTCAGAGATATGGATACCTATGACGAAAAAATGTGCTGGCAACCATTGTTGCTGGAATTTAACGGACAACAATTAGAATTGACATGACAGATAATACACCGACACAAAATAAAACACCGGAGTTAAATACGGATTTTGAAAATATAGTGCCCTGGAACGGTGCTAATGATTTTGGCCGTGATGTCCGATTGAAATGGGAGCGTAATTTTGAGAAGATTAAAATTAACTTTCTTGAGCTTATTACAGCTTTATCTGAAATTGGATTTGATCTGGATAACTTTATCAGGAAAGATAGACCTGATGGGACAAGTTTCTTACTGTCTTTTGGTGAATTTATTGATTCCCTTATTACAGGCAAAGGCGCGGGCATATATCCTGATGGGCGTGGACAATTCGAAAGACTTGAAGTGCGCAGCTCTATGGTTGTGAAGGAACTTATCTACAATCGTTGGTTTGCTCAAGAAGGAAACGTCACTTATTCTGAGGCTGGTACTATCGAACGGATTGAACTTCTCGAAGACGGCACGTATGATCTGTATCTTCGTCGCCGCTGGGACAATGATATCACAGCTTTCAAAGAGCAGGACGTAAGTTATGGCTCAGTGAATAACCTGAATACAGCAGGAGAATATTATGATAGCTGGTTCCGTGTCCTCAGTGTCATGCAGGCTGAGAATAAGATTAACGTGGTTCTTTATCCTGATGAAGAGGTGCCGGGTGGTAAGAACTATCCTCCTGCTTCCGGCATGGTAATTACCCGTCGAGGAAATGCAGTTGATGAAGAACGGCAGGGATTCTGGTATATATCCAGCTATGAAGGCTGTATCTGCATGCTTGACGGTGTCACGAAACCTATACTCGAGGAATCTAATTACAGCATCATTATCGGAAAACTGAAGAGGTTGGAACTGTTCGATAACCTCCCTATCAATTACCGGCATAGCTATGTATATTGCCGTGGTATAGCCATTCAGGACTTGATGCGAATTAACTATCAGGGAGTGGTTGTCGTGCAGCTTAACGACCGTGGATTCTGGTCATTGGAGGTAGCTCAAAGTGATAATCCTTATACTGCTGGCAAAGAAACGGTTGATACAGTATGGCATTACGGATGTCGTTGGAAATGCCTTGTCACTGGTACGACGGACGAACCTCGATATGCCAGCACCGGCTGGGCGATGTGTGAAGGAAATCCGAATTTCACAATAGACATTGAAAGCGAAAACGGTTGGGCTTTCGATGCTTCTCAGCTTCAGGAAGGTGTAGTATTTACTACTTTAGCTGTAACCGGACAGCTTTACAACCGTGATGTGACTGAACACATACTCGATACGGATGTAAGCTGGACACGAGATACGGGCAACGTGAGTGAGGATAACGCCTGGGCTATCAAGAGAGCTGATGCGGGAAAGACTCTTACATTGACGGTCGATGATTTGGGCATTGACTTTACTCGTAAAGGAGTGTGCTCTTTTAAAGCAACAGCTTTGCTCCGTGACGGTCAGCAGACAGAAATAGCAGAACAAACAATAACATTCTAATATGGGAATAAAGAGCGAAACAAAAAGAATGGATGTAAACTATACTCCATTAAAAACAAGTGGGGGTATAGAAGTAATTGGAAGCGTTCCGGAACGACAGACTTATAGTGCTAATACAAATGAGTATACTCCTGATTACTCATTGACACCCTTAGTCCTGTTCCCGAGGTGTAACGCAACAGATCCGGATTCGTTTATTAATAGCGGTTCAGTGAACGCCTCTCTAACTAATATGAAGTGGTATGAGGTTATTGGGACACAACGAACATTGATAGGTTCAGATAATGTCGGCTATGAAATAACGACAGAAGGGGATCAGAAAGGTCAGATTAAGGTTAAACGTAATTCTTCTGTGGCAACTCCTCTATCTTTAGAATTTTATGCTGAATATGCAGATACTCGTACCAATCAGATATTAGTATTCAGATTCTCTAAAGTAATTCCTGTAAGTGACGTAACAGTTCCAGTCCCTGTTTTTAAAATAGATAGTCCTGCTACTGTTATATGGAATCCGTTGCGCAATCCCTTATCTCGTAAGATTACAGCATTGGTGTTTCTTGAAGGCAATGAAATTTCATCTGATAAACAGAAATGTAAATTCTTTTGGTATCGTAAAACTGATAGTGGTGGCTTGGAGGCTATAACTGATGGCAACGGTGACAATGACTGGGAAGTTGAAGCAATAGACCATAATACTCTTACGATAAATCAGGATTATATTGGGGAAGAGCAGACTTATGTATGTAAGTTAGGGTATTCAGCTGACGGAGTACCTGAGCAGCCTAATGATGATATACCTGAAGTGACAACTACTATCCGTCGTCGTATACCTGAAGTCGAGGTAAACTGGAAGGGTGCACCTACTTATGTAGCCGGAGGAACGGAAACGTTAAAGCTGGAAGCGTTTGTCACTGACGGAATGGGTGTTGTTCCTGATCCAGAAGAATGGCTAAGATTTGTATGGAATGCAAAATCGCCCTATTCTCAGAGTTACAGCAAGCAGGCTGAGGGTATCAAACCTACGATTACATTCATTCCCGGCATGATGCTGCAAGTTGAGGTCGAGGATCGTGGCCCGCAAGCTATACTTGTAGATGATACGGACGGCTCCGTTTTGCAGGACGCTGACGGCAATGTACTTTTTGACAGAATAAACAATTAAAAAATTATACGACTATGGCTTTTTATGTGAAAGTAACAAAACAGGTAGCAGATAAGATGGGGCTTACATCTATCCGTAACATGACGGCAGACGGGAATGTGCTGTTGTGGCAGTCTGATTTAAATTGCATCGAAGGTGATACGATATTTGATCGAGCAGCTCGTGTGGGCGGTGTGGCATTGACTCCTCAGTCGGCCCGCTTGGAAACAGATGGTATAGAGAATCCGGCAGAAGTGACTACTCCGGATGAATATCGGGATGACGAACCGACAATTTTGCCTGAGTACCCAGATACACCTACAGCTCTTAACGAGGAAGGAGGCAGCAATGAGTGAGGCTAGTTCAGTACGGCAGGTTGTGTTCTTACGAAAAGGTAGTGTATACATGCCTTTCCTGCAATCTAACATGGGAGACTTGTACCAGGAATATCAGGGTACAGCTAGTAGCCCGACAAATATATCTCCAGACTTTTCTACATTAACGCCTATGCTAAGTTATATTATTACATCTTCGCTCGTTGCGATCGGGTTGGTTGTTCCAAATTCCGTAAAATGGTATTTCAATGATACGGAATTGACATTCGGTAGCGACAAGGTTTCAACGAATAACTTTAACGGGGAAACCGGACACTTTCAAAGTGTGCCGTATTCGGCTGGTGTACAAAATTATTTTGCGTTAAAGATTAAAAAAAATCTGGTTAAAGCTGCCGGTGGTGTGTCATGTAATATCAAGGCTGAAGCCACGATTGCAGTAGGTAATACCTCCGACAAGGTGCAGGCTGTATATAACATACCGATAACGGTTGGAGTAGGTAACAGTAAGCGTGTTACCATTATGGCCGGAGATAACAAGTTCTTTACTCTCACTGATAAAGGAGATTCTTGTGTCCTTAAGGCGGTAGCGTGGATTGGGAGCGACCAGTTAAACGCAGGACAGACTTATAAATGGTACACATTACAGTCTGGATCATGGGTTCTATTGGACGGACAGACACAGCAAACATTAACCGTCACAAATGATATGGTTGATACTACCGGACAGTTCAAGGTAGAAGTATTCCAGGATGGTTTTTTAATTGGCATGGACGTACAGACGGTAATAGATGCCAGTGATCCGTTCGATATCCTACCAAATCCCAATCCGGAAAATGAAACTATCGAACAGGGTTCCGGTGGCTCTGTTACCTATACACCGATTTTAGTAAAGCGTGGCAGCACAACTAAATTCAAGGACATGAAGTTCTTCTTTGTGTTCACGGATTCAGCAGGTAATATTCTTAATCCTGACACGGCTAAGGTTGCATCTTATACAGGTACGGTAACAGAGGCTATGTGTGAGCAGGCTTCAGGTAATGTTGCAGTAGTAATAACAACAGAAGAATAATATTATGATTGCAGAAAAAAGAACAGAGGTTAATTATCGTGTTAAGCCAGTGACCAGGCTTCCTTATCCGGCTGGTATATATTCTTCTACTATGAGATATACGTGTTCGGCTAATGTGGCTCCTTATGTCGTATTCCAGCCTAATACATCACAGGATGCGGTCAGGTACGTAATGAACAAGGTCGGAACATGGCTGGGGACTGAGCAGGGCATGACACCGGCAGAAGATTATGCCAAGAACGGGGAAAATGCTACGTGGCTCCCGTTTGAACACTTCAATGCGATTGAGATTGAACTTGCCCTGATCCAATTCGCTAAAATCGGACAGGCCATATTCTATGACCAGTACACGATATCGGAATATGGGAAAGATACCAATAACGATGATGTAACCAATTATAAGGATTTCAATGCGGCCGATCCGATGAATCCGGAAAATGCTTTTCGCCCGAATATTTGTTTGAATTGGAAAACAGGGGAAGCTTTTTTCTGGAGGTCAAATATGTTTGCTTCTCGTTCTGTGGGAGTAGGTTCTGTGGAGTTAGGAACAAGTCAGGTAGCAATTCCGCTTACGTCTAATTTCGTAGCACTTACAGGAGAATGGAGAGGTAGTCCTCAATGGGGGCGTGTGCTTGCCTATGTTCCCGAAGACAGGGATTCGTGTTTGCCTAACTGGGACTATATGGAATTTACAATACAGAACGCTTCCAACGGACCCGCTATCCTTAATATAGGAGCTCTTGGAGATATATGGGTAGGCGGTGAGAAGTATGTTATCAATACAATCACGATTGGTAAGCTCAGGCATGTTAATCTTATGTTTAAAGTAATCCGGTATGCGTGTGGGATAATAGATGGTATACGTTGTCAGGCTGGGATATTCTATGTAAAGAATGTTCATGATTTTGACATATCAAGATTTTACGACCAAACAACTCTTACGACTAAAGCCAATTTAACTTCAAAATCAATTTCGTTTAACGCTTAATCAAATTATTATGATACAGAAAAAATCTTTAAAAGACGCGATACAAAATCCAGAGATAATATCAGTTGTGGGAGAACTGATAGGAACGGTTGACAGGTACAAAAACGGTCTTATGCCTGCTGGATCTTTCGTTAAGAACTATACTTTAACGTTTAACGGAAATGGCGATGGCTACAAAATAGGTTCTAGCAATGCAGACACATTTATCTTCTTCAAAGACGGCGGTTATCCGTGTATTATAGCGATTACCGGAAATTCAGGTAATAATAAATATAATGTAATATGTGGCTCTTTACGTCCTTCTGTCTATGAAATAAAAATTATTGATGGCGTTGCTTGTATTATTAGCCTTTCAGAAGAGATAAAAAAAGTCGGTATTAATTATTTTACACTAGATACTTCTTTTGAACCTCAAAAGCAAGAGGCTACATAATATAGCCTCTTATAAAAGTTCTTTCCATGGTGTCCAATCATTGGATACCCATTTTATTCGATATTTTAATGTTGCCCCTGAATAACTGGCAATGAATTGAATCGTGTTATTATAACTACTATTGAATACCAATAAACATGTATTTTTTATTGATGGAATATCTTCAGATTCATCAACCCAGTAAGCACCGTTATATCTGACATTATCAATTTCTGAAGGTTTTATTCTTGCAGATGCTTTGAAATAGGAATTTATTTTCAGCAGTTCTCCCACGATGGTAAATTATGGTTTTCTATAGCAAACCTTTTTATCACCGTGGGAAAATAAATTAGCCAAGAAACGATATCTCTTTCCATGTATACCAATTATTAACCCATTTGGTCCGAAGATACACATGCTTTAAAGAATAATCTAAATAAAGCTGTAAAATTGGAGTTCCTCCCATTCCAGAATTATTAGCCGACTTAAAGACAATCAGCATTCCAAGAGGTGAAACTTCAGGGAAATTTGTTGTATTGCCACTTGTTGAATTTACAGCATATATACCAGATTTAGTATAATCGTCTGCATTGCTGCCTGATAATATAGACCCTTTTTCTCCTAATGGATAGCCTAATAGTCCTCCCACCTCGGCAAAAATGTTTGTATATTGTTTTACGTATTTACCAAAATGGGAGAATAATTCTTTAAGGTTCGATTTCAACTGCTCCTGATGGAAGAGTATCTGTTTTAGACAAATCGTCATTTACAATAATTAATCCTATGTATTTAGTTACCCACATCTTATTAATAGCCCCATTTGATATATTAGTTGTAATATAAATTGATGTTGTGTTATTACTATCATTTGTAAGATATGCTAATTTAAGCCCTACATCAACTTTATCTTTAACACTTAAAGCTATGACATAAGGAATACATATTGTACTATGTGCAATACCCAACAATAAGACACTTTGCCTATCAGTACCATATCTACCAAACTGTACTTGCATCATCGAACTTATACGATCAAACGGACCTCCATTTTTTATAGTTGTTAAATGTACCCAATTTGTACCATTAAATAATTCTTTCGTGCTTGGGAATATGATAGGTACTTTATTGTTTGAGTCTAATAGTTCTCCCACGAGTTACTTTTCAATAGCATTTGTCAAATTTTCATCATATGTTGATATGGCTTCAATCGAATCAAGATCTATTGATAAAGGGAAAGCACATACCCTTCCCCAATCTGAAATTGTTCCAATATATATAGAGAAAATTCCTCTTCCGTCATTAACTTCATTCTTATATTTTATATTATACCCCATGGCGCCTGCAAGAATTTTATAGCAAATTAAATTTCTGCTCTCTCTGTAAATGTACATCAATGTATTCATATAGTTATTTCCTACAATTGATACCAAGAAACAAATTCTTGCATTATCAATAAATTTAATTTTTATTATATTTTTACCATTGGCGGCAACAGCACCTCCTGTCAAACCAAGCACAATGGGGTATAGTTCTTTATTAATAAAACCTTTTTGTGTTTTACTGACTTCCGGAAGCAGTCCTCCCACGAGTTAAATCCTTTACTTTTTTGTAATGATAATCAACCGTGAGGGCTCTGATTAGTGGAGCAAAGATAATAACATAAACAAATCATAGATACCTATCTGAATGGATATGTGACCTTATTAAAAATAGCGATTCTTAAAAAAAATATTACCTTTGCAGTGTAGAATAAACTTTATTGAAGCAAACCGTAGCCCCGACCAAAGTAATATCTGGAAGGGGCTTCGTTTTTATTCCATTTTTTCATACTACCTTCGGGCGAAAAAATGCAAAAAATTCGTTATCGGTTAGTTTTTTAACAGAAAAAATCGTTTAAACAAACAAGGGTGTGCATTGGTTCAAGTGGAAGCTAAACTTAACCAGCGCAATATATACCTGTCAACTAATCTGTATCTTCGCCCGGAATTTTGGGATAAAGACACGTCCCAAGTCGTAAACCATCCGCAATCTGTAGATCTTAATGCAATGCTTTTCGAATATCTTCTCCACCTGCAGGGGATTGAACTGGCTTTGTGGAAACGTGGTATTCAACCTACTCTTGCTCTCTTGCGTGATGCTGTGCACAAGAAAGTTCCTGTTTCTATTTCCTTCCCTACTTTCGCCAGATCCGCTATTTCTCAGAGTGACAAGAGGGATTCGACTAAGGAAAATCTCATGACTACGGTTTCACAGCTTGAGCAATTCCGTCCTGGATTGGATTTTGCCGACCTTACTTATACTTTCCTTAAGGACTTCGAATGTTGGTTACGTGAGCAGGGCAAAGGTGTTAATACTGTTGCCAAACACATGAGGCAGCTCAGAACTCTAATCAATGAAGCTATTAATGACGGTTATATGCCTGCTGATTCTTACCCTTTCCGCAAGTTTAAAATTAAACAGGAAAAACCTCAGAAGCCTTTTTTAACACCGGACGAACTGAGAAAGCTGGAGAATCTGGTAGTGCATGACCAAAAGATACGTCACGTACTCGATGCCTTCTTGTTCTGTTGCTATACAGGTCTTAGATATTCAGATTTCCGTTCCTTGAATAATACTAATTTGATTCAAATTAACCGTTCACCTTGGTTGTGTGTTGATATGTTGAAGACTAATATTACTGTCAGGCTCCCACTGGCATTTTTATTTAACGGAAAAGCTATGCAGATTTTAAATAGTTATCCCAACATGGATATTTTCTCGAGTATACCAGTTAATTCTGATACTAATAAGATTCTTTCTGAAATAGCACAGCATGCAAAGATCCGGAAGCATTTCACTTTTCATACGGCCCGTCATACCTGTGCTACATTACTCGTCCATCAGGGGGTTGCTATAACGACTGTGCAGAAGATCTTAGGACATACATCCGTTAAGACGACTCAGATCTACTCGGAGGTTATGAGTGATACTATTATTAAGGATCTGAAGAGCGTTAACAGGAAATTAAAAGTTTAATTTTTTTGATGTTATAAAATTCTTAGGTATTTTATGGGTATATTGCTTAGAATATACCCATAATGTCCTAATTCAATCTACTACAATTCAATTCGTAATAATTCACACAATATCTTTTGCGCATCCACAACAGCCTTGACGGATTGCATATTCTCATCATAATAACACAATGAACTGGCTGCTTCGGATAAACCTTCAATTATATCAAGAATCTGTTCTTCGTTGTAGTGTATTCTGCGTATGACATCTAAGATGTGTATGCTATCGATATTAATTGTTTTTTCCATTTGATTTTTATTTAGATAATGTTCGAGTGCGTAACATTATCAAAATTATATTAAAATTCTCCCTCGTAACTTTTTATAATTTCATTAGCCTTCTGGATATCATGTGGCGTATAGGTATCAGTCATGAGGATGCTGCTATGTCGCGCCTGATCACGCACACTCAGTACATCTTGATGTCTTAACATGTCCGTTATTCCTGTATCTTTCAGGCTGTAAAATTTGTAACAATCTGGGAGCTTCAGATCCTTCCGGACATAGCGGACCCAATAGTCGCGGAAAATCTTTTCCGAAACTTTATTCTTTCCTGGCATGAATCCCTCGGAAAATAGATAATAACTAGACGGCGATGAAAATATGTCAAGATCTAGCATTAGATGTATAACCTTGACTGGTAGTGTTATTGTGCCGTCTTTCTTATTTTTCGAGATTGTGTCCTCTATATAGATTGTTTGTTTTGCCAGATTAATATTTCCTATTTTCAAGCGTGCCATTTCAGCCGGTCTGATAAAACAGTAATAAAGTATATAGCTTGCCAATAAAAAGTGCTTGTTTTTTTGCTCGAGATAATCATGTATCATGTTGAGATGGTGCGGTTCTATCGTTTTTCTCTTTTTTTTCTTAGCACCTCGGCCAAGCACCGATAGCCCTTCTGTTGGTATTGATTTTAAGTAATTCTTTTGACAGCACCAGTGCCCGAACTGACGCAAAAATCCTAGATAATTATCATGAGTGAAGGCTGTGTTATCTCGATTGATATAAATCTCATCCAGGAACTGAACGCAAAAGTCCTTATCGAATTGATAGATGTAGGTAATAGGTATTAGCCTTCTATCGTTCCAGTCTAACATGTTCTTCAGATAAGATGCAAGCGACTTGTGTGTTTCATACCGGTAAGTACCATCTTTCAATAATTTATCGATGTATTGCCTGTACTTTTCACAGCAATCCTTAAACAACATGTATGCTGTGCCGTTTTCCTTCTCAATCCATGGATTCCACCCTAAGATTAATTTTTCAGTTAATCTCTTAATAAGGTCATTGGCATATTTCTTTCGCTGTTTTGGATCAATGGCGTTTAACTTGATTCTCTTACGCTTCATTCTTCCTTCTGCCGGATCGTAAGCGTTGAAACTTATATAGGTTTCACGGCCACAATGGAGTGTTGGTGGCGTATAACTCTTGATTTTTTCGAGTGTAGACATTTTTTTTTAACGAGAATTAAGAAGATAATCCTCGCTAAACGGTTAATAATAGCTTAAACAACACTGTTGTGTTGTCCCGGTATTGTCCCGGTGTTTTAAAACTAAATAAGGTAACTGTTTTATTATCAAACAGTTACCTTATTCCCAGTCGGGGTGACTGGATTCGAACCAGCGACCACACGCCCCCCAGACGCGTACTCTA